TAGAAGCGTGGGATGTCCGCCCCTTGGTCCTTCAGGAAGTCCATGACCTGACGGTCAGTCCAGTCCTCGACCGGGAACAGGTACTCGATGCCGGCATCAACCTGGCCAGACCGAAGCACGCCTTTGAGCCGGTCGGCGTTCTTCTGGCCTCGGATGATCAGCGTGATGCCGTCCTCGATCATGCGCTGGTGCATAGGCAGCATGAACGAGCGCAGGCAGCACGAGTACCGATCCTGGATCGGCGCGCCGCCCTGTGTCGCCACACCCATCGGCGTGCGGCTGGCCGGCAGGATGTCCGACGGGATGCCGAACTGCTCGATCGTCTCCGGCTGCAGGCCGATGATCTCGACGAAGTGCGGGACCATGCCGCGAACGTCGTCCATCAGCGCCACCGTCTCGGGGAAGGCATCGCCCGTGTTGCACCAATAGACCGTCATCCGGTCCCAGTGCTCGTGCATCAGGTACAGGCAGGCGAGAGAATCCTTGCCGCCCGACAGCTGCAGCGCGATTTTCTCGTGTCGATCGATGATCTCTTTCACGCCTCGCCCTCAGTACGCGGAAATGCCGGCGCCGGCGATCGTGCCGACCATGGATCCGATCCCGCCGGCGCTCGTGGCGTTGGCCTGCTGCTGCGCCTGCCACGCCTGCACCTGATTGCCGTAAAGGTCGCTCAGGATGTTGCCCTGATTGGAGTATCCCTGCATCGCGCCGCCGAAGCCCTGACCCATCACGCCATTGTTCTGGTAGAAATTCGAGTTGGCCGCACCCTGGTTATTCACGGCCGAATTACCGGCGTTCAGGCCAATGCCGGCGGCGGTTGCCGTCTGTGACGGCAGGCCGGATCCGATGTTGATCGCGTCTGCTTTCAACGCAAGACCCTTGTCGCGGATCATCTGGCGGGCTGCATTTGATGCTCCGCCGGCGGCTACCGCCGTATTCACATCCGCCGATCGCTCGATGGCCCGGAAGCGGCCCGAATTCGGGTTGATGCCCATGCTCGCCATTTGGCGCTGCGCCGCACCCTTCTGGGAGCTCGACGCCTTCATGATATCGGTACGCGCTTCCGCGGCGGCTTGCGCCTGGCGCTCCGGGCTGCCGTACTCGCCGGCTTCCTTGACAAACTCGTCTTGCAGCGGCTGGAAGACGTTCTCGTACCGATCTCGGTCCTTGGTCGCCCAGTCGGCCTGCTGCTCTGCGGTCACCAGCTGCTGATCGATGACGGCCGTCGTCAGGTCGTCCATCTCCTCTTGGCGGACGTTGCCGGCCGCAAACTGCTCACGCGCGAACGCAAGCCAGTCCTCGCCGATCTCGGCATTCTTCATTGCCGCCTTGCCGATGTTCGGATCGGGCGAAGGAGCGTCGCCACCACCCTTGCCGCCACCGAAGCAGACGTTGCGGCCCATCTCCATCACGGCAATGCGCCGTTCGATGCTGCGCTTCGATCGCGCCCGCTTGGCGTGCGTGCCGTCCTGGAACTCGGGAAGGTCACCCCAGAAGTTTTCGTAATGGTTCATTGTCTGTGCTCCGGGGCGATGAATTTGCAAGCCTCGCGAAGAAGGCCAAGGGAAACCAGGTCGCCGGTTTCTGTTGCGTGTGGATGATACCCCTCGCGAACAAAGCCAAGGTGTTCATCCAGTCTCAGCGCTGCTTCGTTGTCGGCCGGAACCATCGCGGTAACGCGGCGAAGGCCAAGCTGGACAAACGGGTACGCGAAAGACGCCAGCAGCAGCGACTTGCTCATCCACTTCGACGTGCCGTCAGAGGCGACGTGCATGCTGCAATCGGCTTTCGAGAAGCTGTCGAATACCACCACGGCAACAATCTCCCCGCCGCGCTCCAGCCCGATCGTGTAGGCGTCGCGGCGGAACTCGATACCGATCCGCTCCCGCGCCCAAGGAAGAAGGCGATTTTCTTCGCCGTAGATCACGCGCGAGCTCATTTTTTCTTGTTCGCGATCTGCGACAGCAGCTTGTAGAGGTTTTCCACGTCCGTTCTCAGCCGGTTGAACTCCTGGTAGGTGACGTCGCCGTCTCGAGCGATCGCTTCGGTCTTCATCCCGGCGCTGGGAGCCGGAGAAAGCTCTGTGCGCCGAACGGCGCTGTTCTGCCCGCGCTCGCCGTACAGTTCCTCGACCTTCTGCTTGACCCGGTTGAAGTCTGCGGCGATGCCCGTCACCACCTCGCGCGCCTGCTGCTCGCGCTTGGCTTGGATCGCTTGCAGTGTTTTGCTCTTGAACTGGTAGGCCATGGTTACACCGAATTCAGTTCTCGCGGGCTGGTCGCCAGCGTGATTTGCGCCAAGGGCCGAGTTCCAGACGCTTCAACCTCAATCCGCCTTGCCTTGGCGGCCGCGGGTAGCCGGACAACCTCATCGACCTCACTGACCGTTGCCACGAGCGCGCCATCTGCGAACACGGACACGGACGTGTATTCCCCGACCGGCTGCGCGATCAGTGCGTCGCCGTTGATCGTGTATTCGTTGAAGGTCGCGCCATTGAGCTCACCTCCAATGCTGTCGCCGGCGAACAGGACCGCGTTGGAAGCGGCAATCTCATCGATCTTGGCTTGAATGGCCGCAGCCTCGTCGGCAGACATCGCGTCCGCCGACTCGATGAAGATGCAACCGTATGTCACCGGCGCCGCGGCGATGAACTCCTTCGTTCGGAAGATCATGATCTCGTTGGGCTCGCCGATGGCATCCCATTCGTATATGTCAGACCCGATGAGCATGTACAGGCGGCTTTCGGCGATGTCGTAGAACATTCCTTCAGCCTTCACGCTGGCGCGCAGCATGAACGGCGTCGATGCGGTCAGATCGAAGATGAACGTTCCGCTCCGCGCAACGTCGTCCGCACCAAGGTACTCGAAGCTCGCGAAGTACCGGCCCGAATACTGACCGGCAGCAAACGACCCGGGCGAGGTGCGCAGCCAGTTGTTGCGCGTCATCAGACCTTCCGTCGCGATCTGCACGACCCCGTTTGCTGCGATGGCCAGACCATCCGTAGTCGGGTAGGCCACGGCATAGCCCAGATCGACAACGCCGCGAGCGTTGATGCACGGCGCGTTGATCTCCATCCGCTCTTGCTGCATGAGCTCCGGCGCCGTTCCGACCACGATGTAGGGGTTGCCATCGGTCATGACCACGATCGTCGTACCGTAGGCACCCAAGGCCACGATGTTGTAATCCATGGTCAGGACGTACTTCTGCGGCCAGGCGTGCGGTCGGTACGGCTCGCAGAAGTACAGGTCTTTGCCGACGAACGCGGCCATCATTCCGTTTGGCAGGCTGACAAGACCTTTGAGTGTGTCCGGCGGCTGATTCCAGTCGCTCGACGGCAGCACCTCGGAGAAGTCATCCGAAGCCACCGAATCCACATAGTTCGATGCCGTGTCGCTGCGCTCGGCAATGAAGAACAGGTCGGCGCCGGTCGCAATGCTCGACTGCAGCCGGTAGATCCGCTGCTTCGTGATGTTGCGCCCGCTCGTCGCCGTGGCAAATCCGGACAGAGTGACCGTCTGCCCCGGCTGCCATTCGATATCGTTGCTCACCGGGCACGGCTCTGATTCCTCGCCGAACGCGGTCACGTAGGTATAGACGTAGAGGCGCGTGGTCACGTCGCCCGACCCAGACCCTTGCGCCGTGGTCGAAACCGTCGCTGTCCCCGATCCACCGGTCAGACTGGCGCTGTTGGTTGCGAGCTCCGGCACGTTCTCGAAGGCAAAGCGCCCGCCGAACGTGATCACCAGCGCAGCCGTCGCGCCAGGCCCGCCCGTGACCGTCACGTCGCCAGGCTCGATGGTGTCGAGGGCATCGAGCGCAGTCTGCAGGCTTGCCGCAGACACGTTGTAGGCCAGCGCCGTCGTCGTGCTGCCGTCGAACGTCACCGTGAATGTGCCGCCCGTGGCCGACACGACGATCTGCTGCACCTCGTTGGTCCCGCCGACCGTGGCCGTCAGCGCCGCAGTCGGGTACTGGACTTTCAGGTTGTAGATGTCCGTACCGACCCGCATCTTCGGCACGCCGTCACCGGTGTAGTAGAGCCGATCGGTCGCAACCGGTCCCGGCGCGGCATTGACCACCGTATCCCACGTCAGCCAGGTGTCGCCGAACTTGTAGATGGTCGTGTTGTCGTCGGCCGGGTCAAGGGCTTGCTCGAACCGCAGCCCTCGTACCGGCGTCAGCCCGCCATCGTCCAGCCGGATGTTCTCCGCGAACTGCGACCCGGTTTCGGGCAGCAGGCGCGGCAGCAGACGCGGGATCTCGCCAGAGAATTGCGTCAGCCGAAGCGTGCTCATCAGTCGATCACCCAGATTGCGGCCTGCGCCGCGCCGGCCAGCGCCAGCGACTCGGTCAGTTCGGCCACTGTTGCCTGAATCACCGTGTTGTCGTGCAGCACCCACGTCACGGACGGAGTGCCAGTGGCCTGCAGTGCGACGATCGTGCGAGCCATGCGGCCTTGGCTTACCTCGTCGCCATCGAAAGCGTTTCCGGCGGCCGTGGTCACAACAATCGCACCCACTGCGGCGGAGCGCGCTTGCTTTGCGGACTCGCGCTTGATGACGGCAGCCTTTTGTTGATCGATGCTGATCATTGCTGGACCTCGCTGAAGCTTGACCACTCTGCCCCGACGCCATCCGTGAGCAATGACTCATCGACAGTCCATGCGGCGCGCATTGACTTGTCCGTCGGCAAGTCCGCGCTGTCGATGATCTTGAAGGGCTTGCCAGTAGGTACATCCTTGAGCGCGATCTGCTCAATCGAATAACGCTGTAGCGCGTCTGGAACCGGCGTGATGATCGCCAGAACGCCATTGTCTTGAAGATAAATTATGACTTTGCTCACGGCTCACCTCACCTGAAGACGGCAACATTGATGACATCCATATCGTAGTCAATTCCATTCGCGTTTTGCGCAAAGACGGGAAAACTCGTGATTGTCTGCGTCGAACCATCGCCCTGCGCGGAAACAAAAACACCTACGCTGAAATTGTCCGCAGATGCTGAATACTGTGTGCCCGTGACCTGCGCGGAATAATTTGCATCAGGGAACGCAAAGATGAAACTCACGCGGTAGATGCCTGGCGCAACATCCGTGACGCTGGACACTCCGGCAGACCCCCTCACCGATACAACGCCGACCCCGTTGAAATTCACCCAAGCGCGGCAGCCGTAGGCGTTCTCGACGGACCCGTACCCAGAGTTGAAGCGGAACACGCCGGACGTGGAAATTTCGGCCCGCTTGGCGCCATTTACGTAGAACGCCATCACTGGCTGCGGCTCAGTGCCCAGCGCCAGCGCGCTGAACTGCGCTTCGCCGGATACGGCCACCATGGACGCACCGGAAGCGTTTGCCGGGTCTGATTCGCTGTAGGCCACAAACGCTGCGCTTGTTCCGGACCCGCTGGGCAACGCGCCCACATTGGTGCTGGAATTCGTCGCACTCGTTTGAAACATCAACCGGTCGCCGTGCGTCGCATTCGACATGTCACCGGTGATGCGGCGCCCCGCGCCAGTGAATGCGAGGTCGCCGGTCATCGTTCCGCCGGCCTTTGGCAGCGCCGCACTTGCGGTTGCTTGCGCAGCAGCAGCATCAACGGCCGCTGCGTCCGCATCAACCTGCGCAGCATCGGCATCGGTTTGAGCGGCATCAGCCGCAGCTTGCGCGGCATCCGCCACAGACTCGACCCTGGCAAGCTCGGTACTCAGCGTGCCGCCCGTCAGGCGAAGCTCCACCCGGTCGCCGGCGATGAAGATCAGGGCCGACGTGCCTTCCTGCGCACGCGTGACCGTCAGCACATCCGTGGAACGAGCCGTGACCTTTACGATCTCTCGCGCGGAATCTGACGCCCGGATGATTGTCGCAGGGAAGAACTCGCCGACACCCAAGGCAGGGAACAGGGCGCCGTTGCCAGATACCAGCGTAGCGGTCGTATCCACCACGCTCATTCCGGCAGTGAGGCGGCCGATCGCGTTGTTCATGAGTTTCAGGGGGGAGGCCATTTCAGCAATCCTTCACGCGCACTTTGAAGCACACGGTCTTGATGCGACCGCCCGTTGTCGTGATCGTCAGTGCGATCTCGTAGGTCGCCTCGGCGGCGTCGGCGTTAGCCGTCACCCAGACCTTGATTGTCGGCGAGGTGATTTCGATGTCATCGACCTCGATTTCATCCGCCGGATCAACGACTGCGGTGACCGTCGAAACCGCGTCGTCGTCTTCCAGCCAGTCTTCGGCCGTGACGTCGTAGTCCATCCGGTTGCCGGGCGCCAACTCCTTGATACCCAAGATCATGATCTGCTCCCGCTCATCCGTACTTTGACTGCGCGCTCTGCGCGGATTGACATGGTTTTTCGCTCTGCCGGTATTCTAAAGTTTCGGCTCTCTCTTGGGATACGCATTGTCCTGCCTGGCACATTCTCCAGCAGGTACCCATCCTCGAACAGATCCATGGCAACCAAGCTCGAGCCGGACGTTGCGCCCGCGATCAGGATGGCGCTGACGTCAGCAAAGCCACATACAGCGTGACCGGCGCGGTGTATGCGGTCGCGCGGAAGATGTGATCGATCAGGGCGTTCTCGAGAAAATTCGACATCTGCGACATGGTTCAATCATTAGAAGAATGTGGCGCGCGTGCGGACGGATGCGCGTTGCTGCCCGGTGAAACCCTTGGTCGAAGATCCGTCCAGCTTCGCCTGAAACGCCGCACCGAAGGCCGCGCCAAGCTCCAGGTTCGTGAATGACTGGTTCGGGATCAGCAGGATGCGGCCAAGCGCGCCGTAGGCGATGGTTTCGCGGTACTGATCGGCTATCCAGTCCGGCACCTCTTCGGCGTCCTGCGACGGTTTGAGCCACAGGAACAGGCCGACCGTTCCGGAGCCTTGGGGCAGCAAACGGATCGTGTTCGGCTCGGTCTGCGTGACGTAGCGCGGAATGCCCGTCATCGCGCCGTCCGTGCGCCACAGGTGCATGTGCTGATCGAGATAGGCCGGCGTGACAGGATCAAGCTCTTGCCCGTCGAATTCGACCTTCTCGATCTCATGCACGACCGTACCGTCCGGCGTGAAGATTGCCTCGCACTGCTCCGCGGTGACCGTGAAGACGTCTTCGTATCGCCACAGGCGCGTGCGCTCGCAGAACTCGATCGCCGCCTCGCGCAAGGCGAAGTACATCGTCGGGTCGGAGACGCCAGGCGCGTACAGCCGCACGTTCGGGCCGAAGGAATCGAAGGTCTTCATACGCTGTTACCCGGCTGGTTCGGCGATGCCGCGATGTCCGCGCCGGCTTTCATGCCAAGCGCGGCCTCAAACGCCTGGTAGAAAGCGTTCGCAATGGCTGGCGCCGCGAACTCGCTGTCTTTCGAGTTGCAGCGGTAGGCCACGAAATTGACCACGGCTTCTTGGTACTCGGCGCCGATCTCAAGCTGACCCGTGCTCGCGTCCTCGGCCAGCGGTGTCGGCAGGGCCGCGTAGATCACTTCAGCCTTGATGCCGGCTACGGCGGGCGGGTAGCAGTAGAAGTCCTTCGGCATGCGATCGTCGAAGGTGAAGTGCTTGATCGCCGTCTTGGCGCTCGATGTGTGCCAGTCCGGGTCCGTGTCATCCAGCAACTGACGGTCGGTGCGCCGGATCGCCCGGCCGGCCGTCGTGCCGTCAGACGCGAAGTTGCGCACGACATCCAGCAGCACGGAGCCATCCGACGGGATCGACTGGCGCGTGCCAGCTACCAGCGTGACGACGGACCGCTTTTGCAGGGCGCTGGGCTTTCTGTTCAGGATCGCGCCCATGGACTCGTTCATGTACCGAATCCGCTCGGCCACCGTCCATCGCACCCTGCTTGCGTCAAGCAGCAGGTCGTCAGTCACGCTCAGGACGGTCGCCACGGATAGGGTCATGGGTTACTCCGCCAGCTTGGCCTTGAGGCTGGCAATCGACAGCTTGTGGTGCGGCGCCTTGCCGAACTTCTCGGTGAAGGCGGCAGCCAGTGCAGCGCGCTCGTCCTTGTCATCGACCACGCCATCGCCGTTGATGTCGCCGTCGATCTCGTCGTCTTCGCCCTGATCTTCGGCTTCCACCTTGGCCGGCGCCGGCGCGCGCGACACGCCGTAGATGCAGTACGCGCTCGGGATCGACAGGAACCGTTCGATGTGCTCGACGTTCTCGATCTCCACGACGTGCGCGCCATCGGACTGCGGCGCGAAGTGGTACTCGACGCCTTCAAGCTCGGCGACCGTTCCGCCAGCCCGCTTCAGTTTGCATTCG